CTGGCGCCGGGCGCCCGTCTGAATATCGACGCCCTGGCGCGCGAGCTCAGCGTATCCTCGACCCCCGTGCGCGAGGCGCTCGCGCGCCTGGAGCGCGAGCAGCTGGTCCTGCTCGAGCTCTATGCCGGTTACTCGGTGTCGCCGCCGCCTCGCCCTGACTATCTCGAGGGGCTCCTCGACTTCCGTATCCTGTGGGAAGGGCACTGCGCGCTCATCGGCGCGCCGCTGCGCCGGCCCGAGACGCTCAGGATCATGGAGCAGTGCTTCAAGAAGATGCGCGCGACGAGGCGGCTGGGTACCCGCTACCGGGAGTACCGCAAGTTCACCGACGAGGACTCGGCCTTCCATCAGGCGATCATCGACAGCGCTCGCAATCCGGCGATGACCAAGATCTATGCCGGCCTCCACATCATCCTTTTGCAGTCGCGCCTGTACCTGACACGGTCATCGACCGGCGCGCCCTCCCCTGCCGTTCTCTCGGAGCACGAGCGCATCCTGGAGGCCTTTTCTGCCGGCGACGGTGAGGCTGCTCGTCTGGCTGTCCAGGCTCACCTGGAAGGCGGACGCAGCAGGTTGAGGGCATCGGTGCCGAAACAGTGAGATGCCGTGATGTGGCGCATCCTGCCCCGACCGAGGTTCAGCGCTTCCGGCGCGGCAAGGTCCATATCGGAAACTGCCGCATGTCGGGCCGGACGGGTTGGGCGTGAGGTGGCCGCGACAGCGCTGCCGAGCTCCGATCGCTTGCTCGTCTCGGCCACAACGCCGCATGATCGCGCCGGCAGAGACATTAGCGGCCGCAGGCAGGCGGATTTGAGCAGGGGCGAGTGCTCTCGGCAGCGGAATTCCGTGTGCTGGGACGCCGTCACGCCCGGTTTCGCAGAGCACTGCGATGCCGGCTCATGGCGCAGTGCGGACAGATGACAGCACGGCCGGACGATGGAGACCGCATGGCCAATTCCTTCGACCTCGATCGCTTCATCATGGCTCAGGCCGGAATCATCGAAGATGCGTTGGAGGAATTGCGAGCTGGCGAAAAGCGCAGCCATTGGATGTGGTTCGTCTTCCCGCAGCTTCGAGGCCTGGGCATCTCCGCAACCGCGCAACGCTATGGCATGACTGATCTGCGAGAGGCGCAGGCTTATCTCAAGCATCCGTTACTGGGCCAGCGCCTTATCGTCTGTACGCAGGCCGTTCTCTCCGCAGAGGGTCGGACGATCCACGAGATCTTCGGGTCCCCCGACGATCTGAAATTTCATTCCAGCATGACGCTGTTCGCAATTGCCGCGGATGGTGAGCCCGGCGTGTTTCAACTTGCTCTTGACAGACTCTTCAATGGGGTGGCCGACGCACGAACAGTCGCGATGCTGTCGGCTTAGCGGCCACTCCACGGCAGCCATCACCGAGAGTTTGCGTCAACAGGGCTCGACCTGACTCTCGCATCTGTCGCTGTAAGCGACCGTCCATTCTCGTCGACGACGACCCGGCGTTGCGAAGAGGGCTGTCGCGATTGGGCCGAGCGAAGGCCTCGACACGGTCGAGCATGCAGATGCCGGCGCGCTCATCGCAAGCGCATCCATCCGGCGCCCGGCATGCTTGGTGAAGGCCAGGAAGCCGACCTGACCTCCCGGCAACCCGGTCAGCATGTATTCGATCCACAAGCCGCCCCCGCCCCCTGGAGACCAGGCTGAACACACGGGCGCCGATCAGGATCATGGTCACCATGGCGGTGATCCGGATGGTCGATGACATCGCCTGATAGGTCAGCGTTGCCCGATCGCGACGTCCTGCGACGGGCCCTGGCGGGAGCCGAATCAAAGCCAGTCCGGTCCAGCGTTCGGCAGGAATCCACAGTCGCGGATACGGCGACAGCGTCCGGTCTCGTCGACATCGCCCTGCGCTTGGCGAGCAATGCATCGCGATCCAGCGTGGCGCTGTTACCCGGGCGTGACCAGGACAACAGCCAATCTGTTTGAGATTGCCGAAAAAACGCGGGCTATGGCGTCCCGGAAGGGATTCGAACCCCTGACCTACGGTTTAGGAAACCGTTGCTCTATCCTGCTGAGCTACCGGGACAAACTCAAATTCTCAATGCGTCTCAGTTACTTGCGTTCAGACGGCACAAACTAAACCGTTGGTTATGTGCCGGATTTTGTGTCAATGACGATCTTGCGAGCAGAAGCCAACGCGACCGTCCTCATCCAGGATGAAAGCGAGATGCCGACCTCTTTCGCCGCACGCTCAAAGAGCGCCTTTTCAGCCGGCGACATCAGCACCTGCACCTTCTCTGTCTTGTTCTCCGTCATACGTATAACCTACACACTGTCCGCTTCGTCGGCAAGCGCTGTTTCGGCCGGACGCTTCACTTTTTCCTGCTCTTCCACGGTCAGGAACTGAAGGTAGATCTCGGTTGTGCTGACGCTTGTGTGGCCGAGATGTTGTTGCAGGTCGTAGATCGAGCGCCCTGCCCTCAACCAGTCGACGGCGAACCAATGGCGCAAATCGTGGAAGCGGAATCCGGTGAAATCCCGCTTTGCCTTCTGTGCCGCCAAACGTGCCGCCCGTGTCGCCTTGCTGAAGATGAAGCTGGCATTCTTCGCCTCCTCCCCATCGAAGTGGAAGAGGTGCTTGGTCTTAATCGACGCCGGCAGGGATGAAAGCACCTGAACGGTATCGGCATCGATCGCGACCGTGCGCCGCTTGTTGCCTTTACCGATCACGGTGAGGGTCGATGCCCTGGCGTTCAGGTCCGTCCGGCTGATGCGGGTGATCTCGCTGATGCGGGCTCCTGTCGCCCTGCCCGCAACCATAAGCGCGGCCATTGTCGGGGACAGTCGCGACCGCATGAACTCGTAATCCGCTTCGGTCGGAAGCATGATCGGGTCGCGACGCTCTTTTGTACGCTTGAGAACAAGCGCAGCTGGATTGCCTTGGCGCCAGCCGTTGAACTCTGAGAACTCCAGAAGCGACGAGAGCGCCTGAAGGTCGCGCCGCACGGTGGCATTGCTCACCTTTTCCTGCCGGGCCTTGCGCATCTCCATGATGTCGCCGCGCTCGATCTCGTCGATGTATCGATGCGCGAAATACGTGGCTATTTGGTCAAGCGAGCAGTCGTAGCGAATGGCCGTCGTCGGCGCGACGTGCTTGGCGATGTGGTCGGTCCACTCGGTGCGGGCGACGGTCCAGGTCTTGCGGTCCTCGCCGTATCGCGCTGCGCCGTTGGCCTTCTCGATCATCTTTGTGACGCGAGACTTCGCAGTCGTTGTCTCGCTTGTTCTAAGGCTCTCACGGAATTCTCGTCCTGCAACGGTGAACCGCGCCCATAGCGTGTTGCCCCGCCAGTAAGTGTGTTTTGGCGCTTTCGGTCTTGCGGGCATTGCGTGCGCTCCCTGATGTAGTTGCGAAGCGCGGTCTCGCTGAAAGTCCAGACACCGCCGATCCTGGCGGCCTCGGGCAGCTCACCGCGCAACGCCAAGGCTTGCACGGTCCTCAGCTCGACGCCAAGGATCGCGGCGGCTCTCGCCGTCCGGATGCGCTCCGGTTCGACGCGGTCGCTCATCGCGGCACCACCCTTCCATCAATCGTCTTTTTGAACGGGCTGTCTTTCGAGCAGGCAAAGCGAGAGGGCTGGCGGATGCCAACGTGACGCTTGCGCTTCCTGTCGATCATCGCCTTCTCAGCGAGATCGGCTGCGGTCTTCTGCTTGTGCTTGTCGACGAGCGCGGGAGCGAGGTTCGATTCACGATGCTGGCCGCCGTTGCAAAGCGCGACCTTGTGTTCCAGCTCCCACTTTTCGCCGGGGCGGATCTTGCGCTTGGAGAGCCAGCAGATGCCTTCGTGATCGAGCCAGACGCGAAGACGGACGCGATCGGGGACCTTGGCGTCATCGCTGCGGCCGATCCATTCGTCGACGCGCCTCATGCCACGTCCTCCGGGCTTGGGTCGGAGGGCCCGTGAGCGGCACCGCGTTCTAAGTCGGCAGCCAGTTGCTCTGCGCTATCGAGGTTGCCGCAGTAGCGAAATGCGCGCCCCTGCTTTGCTTGGCAGCTGGTGAATACGATGTCCCCGCCGCGCTTGATCTGAGCGCGTATATCTGCCGCAGTGCGCCGAGCGTCGTCTGGTGAGAGATCGTAACGGGCCCCATCTGCGTTCACAATCGCGATGTCGCCGGCATAGGTGACGCCAACACGGAAGCTCATCACGCTGCCTCCCGCTCATGGAAGACGACACCGCGCTCAGCGCCGAATGCGTGGATAAGCTCGATCAAATCCGACATCTCCTGCTTGGTCAGATCCGACGACGAGCGGCCGATGTTGACGAAGCCGGTGCCATCGAGGTTCGGAACAGCCCGCAGCTCGCGCTTGAGCGCGTCCAAGAAGATCAGCTTCCAGTCGTCGGGCTTGAGCGTGAGACCGTGCCAAGGCACTTGGCGGGCGATCTCCGTCAGCATCGACCACATGCGGTCGTTCTGCGGCAGGCTGCGCTTGCTCGCCTTGAACTCGCAGCGGGTGCCGGAGGGTGCCTTCATGACCCAGGATGCCGCTCGGCTGCGCGCCATGGGGCTGTCGAGAATGACCAAGGCTCTACTCACTGCAGCCTCCCCAATGTCCTCCAGTGGCGTCGCGCCTCGTCAATGACTGCGGCGGATTCGGTGGACGGCAGATACCGCTGCATGCGCGGCTTCTGAACCTCCATCCAGGCGGCGAACTCCTCGCGCTCCTTGTTGAGCTTGACCGCGAAAATGTAAGCCTTGGCGAGCGGAGAGAGGTTCATTCCGCGGCCTCCAGCATGGCCGGCTCGTAGCGCGTGCGGAGCGCCTGTTCCTTATCCGACAACTCTTCAAGGAACGACACGATCTCCTGCGAGGTCTTCTCGATGAACTGGTCGTCACGCTCGATGCGCTGGACAAACAGCCTCATACTGTCGGGCAGGCGTGGGTCGTAGCTGACGAAGTCGCACCACTGTCGACCCGTGCAGGCCATCTGCCACTGCATCTGCGTGACATACTTGGCCGGCACGGTCTGCCCTAGCAGGGTGTCGATATGTCCAGCGGTGTTCGGGCACTTGATCTCGACCATGCCGTCAGTGCCGACCAGGCCGTCAGGGCTGGCGCCGCACATGGAAATGCTCGGGTGCTCGATGAAGCCGACTTGGACAATCTCGGCGTCCGTGATGAACGCATAGAGGTCACGGGCCTCTGGCTCCTTCTCGGTGCCCCACGCCATAGGGCCGGTGACGAAGCGCTCGGCCGGCGCCCCGGTCAGCCGTTCGGCGATCAGCTCGGCCATGTAGTTCGCGCGGCTGGCCCCGGGGCCGGTCTTGGTCTTGGCGATGACATCGGCGACACGCGAGGCCGTGACCTTGCCGACGCGCGCGAGGAGCCATTCGGCGCTGCCCTGCTCAGCCACGACGCTGCTCCTTCTTCTTGAGCATCGCCATGAGGCTGTCGTACTTGTCGGCTGCGATCGATCCGATGTCCTTGGCCCGGACGAATGCCAACACGCCTCGCTCATCTGACTCGGTGGCCTCGATCATTTCGCGCAGGATCATTGCCTGCTCTTCCGTGATCGTCTCGACGTTCGGCGCGCCGTGCCGGCCGCCGTCATCATCTTCGGATGCCGCGAGGCCGAGCGCTTGGACAAGCGTGTAGCGCTGCAAATAGGTCAGCGTGCTGCCGATCGCCTGGATCGCGTTCTTGCTGCCGCTGGCGTCGGCCGGGCCGGAGAGCGTCGTTTCCTCGCTGTGACCGTCCTTGTGAGACAGGACGCAGGTCACGCTGATGCGGTCCGTCTGGCTGGTGCGGAAGCGGTACGATAGGCCATGCTGCGTGATGATCGGGTCCACCGCCTTGGCGATGGCGGCGAAGTCGGCATAGCGCTTGCCGTTGTGCCCTTCGCGGTTCTTCAGCACGGGCTGGATGCCGGCCTTGGCGTCAGCCACGGCCTCATCGAATGCCTTACGCGCCTGGCTGGCTTCCCAGCGCTCGCGGAGGCCCATCAGCTTCTCCAGCGTCTCGATGCTGGCGCCACGCTCGACCGCCATGCTGAGCATGTCGATGGGTGTCATGGCCGCGCGGCCGGTGTTGCGCTCGACAGGGCCGACTGTGGTTTCGTGAATGGTGAGGGCGGCCTCGCTCATGACTTCGCTCCCTTGGGCTTGAGAACGCGGCGGCCGAACTGAGCGGCAAGCGCGCGGTGCGTTTCGTTGAATTTGAGCTGCGTGGCGCGACCGTTGATGGTCTTGGCGCCGGATCGCAGGGTGATGGCTGGGCGGCGCATGGCTCACCCTCCCTCGAATTGCCGGAAGCGCTGATCGGGACGCGGCTCTACCTCTGGCGTCTCGTCATGAGCGCCTTCGAAGGTGATGGGGTTGGGATAGAGAACCCGGCCGTAGAACCACGTCAGACCGCAGATCGCAGTAACCGCCAGGGCGAAGTAGGCTGTCATCTGCATGGTCAGGCCTCCTTTCCTAGGGCTTTGGCGAGGGCGGCGTCGATCAAGGCCAGTGTGTCCTCATCAGATAAAGGCATGGACCCCGACACGACGAACGCCTCGCGCGCCATCATGAGCGCCTCGAACATGTCGGGGGCAGCGGCGGCCAGACGAGCGTTAGCGAGCGAAACAGCTTTCGACGGGAACACGGTGAAAAGTCGGTCGTGCCAGCTTGTGCGGACGACCTGGATCCCTGCCGAATTCTGGACGTTGAAGGTCGTGTCGGTCTTCCTCACGACCCAAGGGCCGGGGGTAGGTTTCGCGTAGGCCATCACACGCACTCCTGTCCGGCGGCCTTGGCAAGAGCCTTGCAACCCTTGACCGCAGCCTGATCGAGAAAGGGATTGATGCCCGGCGGGTAGTGAAGGACGAAGATCGTGAGGGCTTCGAACAGGTCGGGGGCTGCTGCGACCAGGCGGGCGTTGGCGAGGTTCTCGGCAAACACACGGTCGGTGTCGAAATTTTGCTGATACCCTCCCGTGTTGCAAATACCCCGATCTTCCAACGTCTCGACCGAGGTCTCAGCGAACCGGCTGATGCGCCACGGGCCCGGCGTGAACTTCGTCTCAACCATCACAGCCTCCCGAACGCGATAAAGAAAAGGACGGTCCAGCCACCTGTACCGACCATGTAGAGGGTGAAGGCAGCGAGGCCGCCGAGGGTGCGGAGAGCGCGGGGCATCAGGCGAACCCCTCGTTCTGCTCAACCATGACCCATGAGTTTTCGGCGTGGCGCTGGTAGGTGCGACCGGACAGAGGTCCGATCATGACGATCCGCCAGTCGTGATCCGGATCAGCTGCGGCTATTTCTTCAGCCTGAGCACCCGTCATCACTTCCGCGTCTTCTTCATTGCCCATCTGTTCGAACCAAACGACTTCGCCGTCACGCGCCAAATGCGCGTCGCCGAAGCCAATGCTAATGTATCCATCAGCCGGGAAGGTCGCCGCCGGCGTACCGCAGCAGAGGCAGGCTGTCCGAACGTGCTTCTGCTCGATGGCAGAGAGTTTGGTCCAAGGCATCGCTCTCACTCCGCCGCAGGCAAGAACTGACGGGACCAATCGGCGCGATCGTCTTCACGATCCTCGTCGCGAGCGATCAGGGCATCGGTGTAGGCTTGGCGAACAGAGGACTGAGCGCCCTTGGCGAGATCCGCCATCAGCCAGTCAGCGATGAAGTCCGCGATGTGCGTCGGGACGCTGCGCAACTTCTCGGGACCAGTGCGGTTCAGTTCCCACACGATGTAGCGGACGCTCTCGATGTCGAAGCGATCGCCGTCGCCGGCCAGCTCGATCAGCAGCCATCCAGCACCAAGGACATTGCCGTCCCGGTCGGTGAACTCGCTGTTGCGGTATTCGAAGTCGATCCAGGCGGGCATCACGCGGCCTCCCCAAGGCCGGGAGCGCGGAGCTGCCGGTAAACCCTATCGGTGATCTCTTGGGCGATCAGGTCGCCCCTGCCCATCGCGGTTGAGCCCGACCGCCCACTCTCGTCCGCAGTGGCAATGAAATACGAATGGCGACGGTCGCAGAATGCTTCAAAGAGACGGCCGTCGTCTTCAATCACGGATCGGGCTGCGTCCTCAAAGGACTTCCCGGCCTTCAGGTGCGGCAACATGCGGAGAGCAAAGGTCTGCTCTGCGGGGGAAAGTCCGGTCGCGGCCATCGGCTCGTCTCCTGTGCTTGTGGAGACGTAGTACCAAATTATTGGTAGATGCGTCAACAAATAAATTGGTACTCGCTCGCGATTTTTTTCGGGCGGGGCCAGAATGCAAACGGGGCCGCCCTTTCGGACGACCCCGCGGTGGTTCAAACGAGAAGGCTAAGGAACCAGACGATCGGCCAGAGGCAGAGCGCCAGGTTCACCTTCACTTCCACTTTGACCTGAGGTTTCCAGGGCATGGAAAAGACCCTCAGAGTCACGCCGGCGCGACCCTTGCGGGAAGCGTGGTACGTCCTCCGTTACGGATTAGCCGCCGTTCGGAGGTCTATCGGCCCGCCGGGTCTGGCCTAGAAACAGGCCCGGCGGCCCCATGAGCTGGTCCCTATCCACCTTCCGGAGACGAAGCCGCGGCCAGCGGTATGAGCGCCGGCCTGTCGTTGCGATGGATTCAGGCATGGGCGGCGCTGCAAGGTTGAGCGACAAGCGGGTGCTACCCGCAGGCGACAACGCATGCAGCTGCGGCAATCTGCCCGACCGCTAGCGCGCCGTCGAGTCCGTCAACCGGCGCGGATCTGCTTTTGAATCTTCCGACGCGCGCTGTCGCTGATCTTGCGCACCTGGCTTCGCCGGATAACCGTCAGAATGTCGCTTGCCCAGACGATCCGCACATTGCGGATAACGGGCGCATTGTGGCTTTCGAGATTATAGACGCCACGGCGCTCCGCTTCGATTATGCGCTTGAGGTAGCGGGATCCGTCCTCCACGGCCACGGCAGCCTCAAAGCCGATCATCGGCTTCAGGTCGCCTCCATGTCGCGAGCAAACGATGACATCGCCGTCGTCGTACCGAGGCCACATGCTGTCACCGCTAATCTCGAAGGCAACGACGTCGTCAGGGAGCGGGAACGGTAGCGCGACCTCGTAAAGAGGCTCAGCTTCGTCGATTTGCTCGGTTGAGGTGTCGATGACGCCGCCAGCCGCGATTCGCCCGATGACCCCGACGGTGGAGGGGCCCGGCACGTCGGCAGGCTCGCCAGCGCCGTAGAGAAGCCAATCCGACGTGACCCCGAGACGAGAGGCAATCTCAGGGAGGAGGCGTGGGCGAGAGACTTTACCCTTCTCGATCGCGTCGATCCCTTGCTGGCCCATGCCGACATCAGCGCCGAGCGCGTCCTGCGATAGCCCCAGCTCATCGCGACGCGCGGCCAGCCGTGCGCCAAAAGCCTTCTTGTCGATCTGCGGACCACGTTTCGCCATGGCCGGACTCGTACCGAAAATTCGGTAGTCAGTCTGGCACAAAGAATTTGGTTGCAGCGAACCAAAAAATTGGTATCGTCGCGCC